TGGTACGTCGAAGTAGGCCACACACCCTGACCTTGATAATCAGCCTGTTGATCTAACGTCCAGACGCCTTTAGCCGAACTGGAATTAACCGTCGGCTCATCAAGGGTTATAAACCCACCAGGGTAGCGGTTGCTCATCAGTTAATCCTTACGAAATCTCTTCCCAGCTCGCAGTAACAACCAAGTCACCGCCCGTACCCGCCGTGGCACCAATCGACTGGTCTTCAAGCAGGTAAAACGAAGTGCTTTTATCAACCACAATCAGCGACGCATCCGCAGGGACAGCAATCGTAGAAGCCAGAGCATAAGACGTACCGCCAAGATCATCTTCGCTGTAAACATTGATTGAAATATCCGCAGCCGAAGCGCCATCGACGTTAGCCACAACAATGGCGTTGATCTTATAAACCTTACCGCTTCCAGCCGCATTATTCACAATCGAAGTTGCGCTGGTCGTCGATAACGAGGTTGATGAGGTATTGCCATAAATCGTGGCAACGTTAACGATATTAGGATTTGCCATTTCTTACTCCTTATCCGAAGACTATTGCCATGGCAATGGCTTTGCCTGTTGAAATGCCACTGTTGGTGACAAACGATAAATTACCTGCACCATCTGTTTGAAGAATCTGCCCGGTTGATCCGTCTGCGTCAGGCAGAACAAATGTCGTTGAGGTCGCTACAGATGCCGGAGCCTGAAGGCCAATGTAGTTCGTCCCGTTGTCCGTATCCTCATAAAGCTTTAAGTCTGCCGCAGCAGCCGCTGTGCCTGAGACGTTGACAGAACCCGTGAAACTTGCAGCACCCGCATCATCAAGCGTTGCACCCGTGGAGTTCTGGATAATCTTGCCTGTTGTGCTGTCAAACCTGGCAAAAGCATTGTCAGTCGAGGACCCCGGTCCGGTAACGTCTCCGTTACCCGTTCCAATCGCTGTACCACCGACCGTGGCTCCAGAAGGAAGGTTTGTAACCGTGTTAACGACATTTGTGCCGTCAACGTACAAAGACATTGTTGCCCCGTTGGGAACCGTGACACCCGTTCCTGCCGAGGTTTTAACAACAATGCTCTGACTTCCGGTTGTAGCGTTAATCACTACATACGGCTTCTCAATCGTCGGGACAACCAGGTTTCTGGTTGCCGTTAAAGAGCCCGTTGAAGTGACATTAAGTACGAAATTACGAGCGACCTGGGTAGTATTAGCATCGGTCAGGCTGATTGTAAGGTCAGCGTCCGACGTAAAATTAGGGTTCCCGTAACCGACAATCGCTTCTTCAAGCGCCGTCCCAAGGTTAGTGTTGGTTGTTATGCCCCAAGTACCCGACTGTTCGCCCGTTGCGATCAGCTCGATTTTTAGGTTGCTTGAATATGTGCTTGCCATTTTTTAACTCCTACGCAGCCAACCGAGTCCAGGTCGTTTCTTGGGCGTCATCCACAGCGGTCCATTCCGTCGAACCCGTTGATATTACTTCCCAAGTTGTCGTCTGATCGTCGTCCACCTGCGTCCATATTAATAGGTTAATCGTTCCAACCTGCCCCGTTCCGGCCACTCCGACCGGGATCACTGTATCGTCGATTTTAACCGATACATTGCCAACACGACAGATACTTGTTACACCCGTTGGAACAACAACCCGGCTAAATCTCAGTGCTACCGTGCCTATTCCAACTGTTGCTTCAACGCCTGTTACCGTAATGGATCTGTCGTAAGACGGGACTGCGGTTCCAACCGCTCCAACACCTTCAACGCCCGTCGCAGCTATTGAGCTGTCAATTTGTAGTGAGACGGTTCCCACCGCGCCCGTAGCGTCCACCCCTGTAACCGTGAACGACACCAGCGGAATCACATCGCCAACTGCACCTGTACCCTCAACCCCTGTCAGTGTCTTCAGAACAAAAGGTGTGATATTGCTCACACTTCCTGTCGCCGCGACACCGGTTGGTACAACCGCCGCAACCAGCGTTACATCCCCTACAGAACCTGTTGCCCCAACTCCCGTTACCTGAACACTGTCGGCAACCGAAATCGCAACCGTTCCTACTGCACCGGTGCCCTGTACCCCGTTTGGTATGGAAATATCGTCAACAAAGACAATAAAACCACCAATCAGGTTCGTACCCGAAACACCGGTGGGTACTACTGTTACTGCATAATCAGGGGCACCAACAGCCCCTGTACCGCCAACCCCCGTTACATTGACAAGGGTGACTTCCTCATTCCAAGCGCCCGAACCCCAAGTCTCTCGGCCCCAGCCGACATTCTCAAAGTCCTCGCCCCAGCCGCCAAGACCGTATGGTGGTTCACCCCAGCCAACGTAAGTGACAGCCACATTTGATTCCTATCCGTTAAGCAATACGAATAATTGCGGTTGCCGCAGCCGCCGCAGGGAATTGGATCTGGAAAGTACCGGAACTGACCTGCTGGTCACCGCCAAAACTAAGGACAGCAACCGCTTCATCAGAAGCCGAATCGTTATAAATCAGACCACCACAGGTCGTAAACGTCGCAGAAGTCCAGCTCGTATCCGCAAAGTCACAAACCGCCGTGGTGCTATCCGCTACAGGAGTTACAGAAGACAGTGTGTTTCCACCCGTGGTATAGCCGCTACCATTAGGCAGCTCGTCGCTGTTACCCGTAACGTCGGAATAATTGGTCGTTGCAGCGCCATAGGTGCCTGTTCCCGCAGCCGTAGCCTTAAGAAGAGCAAGTTTGAACGTGCTGCCACCAGGATTGCTGAAGTTGTGAGTAGCTTTAAGAACTTCAACCTTAAAACTTGTCGGCATTGCCGTCGTAATAGAAATTGCCATTTTAAATCTCCAAAAGTTTTATGAGTTCAGGATGCCCTGCCTCGCGTAACCGATTCGCCAACGTGGTGTTGTGCGACGCAATAACTTCCTTAAAATAGGCCACTAAAAGAACGCGAATCCTGTCTTTATAGGCCTGCGCTTGTTCTCGGACAAGCGGATGAGAGTCCGTACCTACGTAAATAATCTTATCAACCGCTGATTCCGCAATCTCTTCCGGCGTAAAACCCCTGTTATCCACAGACCGGATGGTAAAATTACCCAGAAGAACGCCACCTTCTACGCTCATGGCCCTGGAGACTCCGATTTCATCTTAACCCTAATCATGCCATCCCTGTACTCATCACGTCTACGTCGGCCTGTCTGCTCAACACCCAGACCTTGGATGGCTGTTTTATAACTATTTTCAAAATACTGGAGCATTTCCAACGGACCCTTGGTGTAGCTGTAAGCTTGAATCAAGCAGGCATAAAGAAGCGCTTCTGGCGCATTCGTGCTAATCCAAGTGGTCGTATTGGTGGACGAAAGCTGGGCCGGACGGAGAATGTAGCCGAGCTGAACAGAATAGTTGCTGTCTGGCGTAGGTGCCAAAGCAAAGGTGTTTTGATCCCAGACAGAGTAGTACTTCGGCACACCTTCGTCAGTGTAATCCGGCCAGTACTCACGCATGAAAGAGTTGTCACGGAAATCAAGGAATTGACGATCTCCATCCACAACAATCATCAAATACCGGTGCGTCAGGATGTCGCTGGGCGCTGTAAGGAAACGATTCCCCGATTCAAGGGCCGCTGTCGCTTCTTCTTTAAAAACATCCAGGTCAATATCCCGTAAAATACGGTTTTCGGCCATCGTAATAAAGGTATTGATGACCGAACTGGAGAAGACATTACTGTCTACTTCCGTGTAATTCCTGATGTTGGTAACAAGTTCATCGTAGGTCATGATATGGATATAGTGACAGTGCCAACACTGCCGACTCCTTCGACTGGTCGTTGTTCTGGGTATGGCTGCATGCCAATACTACTAAACGCTGCATTTCCTGGCAGACCTACAAAAACCGTTGTAGGCTCTATTCTATCAGGACGCGGGTCTCTTAGGGCAATAGCATCGCCACGGTATTTAAGCGGCTCAAGCTGGGGTTCCTTGGGCTCGTAATCTTCCGGGCAGACCATGAACCCACGCCAGTTCTTCTTAAGAGTCTGGTATGGGTATCTTTGGCCGCAATAGTCACACAGGCCAAAGGAATTCTTGCCCGTCGCAAAGGCCAAGTTAAACCCCCAGTTCTGGGACAAAGGATACGCTTGCCGTATCCCGATCTTCTAAAGCAGCCCGTTGGAAGTCTTCTTCGTAAAACGCTTTAAGCGCTGTTACGCGCTCAGGTGCAAATTTGAGTGCCAGGTAATAGGCTAAACCGGACACCAGGCAAGGCAGGAAACGGAAGTTTACGTCCGCCGTGTTTGTATAAGCTCCCGCGTCCTGTATCCGTCGAATTCGGTAATAAACAAGCGTGTAAGCTTGGTCAGCCGCAGGGTATAAAAATACTTTAAAGGTATTTGCTCGTTGAACGTAATATTGGGCTGGTCTGGCTTGAGTACTTTTGTCTGGAACATTTAGATACTCTTCCCTACTAATTCGTTCAATCGTAATGTCCTGGTTTGTACCGCTGGATGAGTCCCGAATAACAGCAGAAAGCACATTAACCGTGTCAGAATCGAGCGTAACGTCAGCGGTTCCTTGCGTTAAAGACGCTGTTTTCTGCTCGATTGTCCAAAGATTAAGGCCTCGATTAGCCCAATCCAGGAAAACAAGGTTTAAGGAACGACGAGCGGACGAGAGCTGATAGCCGCTCGTTGGCCGCATCCCGCACCGCTCAAACGCCTCCTCGACGATGTCGTCGATATTGAGGTCAAATGTGGTCGTTCCCGAGGTTGCCATAAATCAGCACATCCCGCCTTTTTTCATCTTCTTAGCGTAACCGCCACCCATCATTTTCTTGACGGCACCGCCATCTTTCATCATTACAGGGCCGGTTTTGTTGCTAGTCTTTGAAACCATCTTGTTTTTAGGTCCAGAACTAACACATCCACCGCCTTGAGTTGCACATCCCATTCCACGTCCAGCCATGGTTAACTCCTTTTCTTGGGTCTTTTGGCCGTAAAGGCCGATTGTTTAAAAGCTTTTGCTGTAGGAGCGCCTTTAGCGCCCACTTTACGCATTTTTTCGCCTGATCCAGCAGCGATACGCTTGCGTTTTGCGTGAATGTTGGCGTATAAGCCTGGTTTTTCAGCCGACATGTTTGTGCTCCGAAATCATTCGATCAATCTTATATTCCAAACGATCAAACCGATCAATGATCTGCTGCATATCTGCTCTGAACTCTGCACGGGTAATGTGATCCCGTGCCATTTCTTCGCGTGTTCGGTTCAGTAAAATACTGAGTCGATTGATCTCATCAAACTTACCCTTAAGCGTGTAAAGCATGATTCCCACCACGAAGCTCAGTCCGGCGTTCCATAGCATCATTTCCATGATCTAGCACTTCCACCTTTTTCTCGCTTGACGAAGACGACTGTTTGGATCCTTTGCAGCCTCAGGAAATTTCTTCATTTGACCCGCAGAACGAGCACAAAAAGACTTACGCCGCGCAGCTCGCGCTGGCGACGGCTTGTCTTCTGTAACCGCAGTTTTTAGCTTTGAGCCAGGGTTGGCCTTACGGTAGGCTTTTACGCCTTTTTCCGTCATGCCGGCACCAGCCTTGGTGGGCCGGAAATTACCCGACTTCACCGAGGTTTTGATGCCCATGCCCTTGCTAGAAGCCATTACGCAGCCGCCCCACCACAAAACAGTAGTGTAACGCTCGTTACGTTAGCGTCGTTCTTGTCAAAATACACCCCGGAATCAAACAGGACGCCATTATCAGGAAACATAATGTCGTACGCACCCGCAGCAGCAGGTGTGTTTATGGTGATCAGTGAGGTGTCCGTATCCGCAGCACCATTACGCAAATCAAAAGAAGAAGCCGTACCCGTGCAGGTGTAATAAACACCCTGGATGCGGGTTCTTCCTGAAATGGCAGCGGCATTGGCCGTCTTTGTGACGGCTTTTATGTCACTTGCGAAGCTCATAAAAGCCTCCTATTAGGCTGCTACGACTGCAACACCAGTCACGAGGTCAATATTTGCGCTTCCGTTTGAGAAGACAAGGGTATTACCAGAGGTGGTTCCAGAAACGTAATAGATGGTTCCGGCGTTACCAGCAGCGGCAGCAGGCAAGCTACCAACAGCAATAACAGTAAGTTTTACGGTGTCGCCAGCAACATTACCTGTGACATTGCCTGTAACAGCGCCAACAAAACCATTTGTGGATGTAACTGGACCGGAGAAGGTGGTCGAAGCCATTTGAGAATCCTTTCGTGTAGTAGCACATGCCCCGTATCGTCTCTACTAAGTCTGCTAGGTCAGTCGATACAGGTTTTAAATCCTAGTACTTGAATAATAAAACAAAAAAGGGGGCTTGTCGCCCCCTTTTTCTTGCTGCTTTTTAGGCTGCGCCGGGGGATCCGAAGATACCACGGGGATCGCTAAAGCCGAAGCTGTAACGCTCACGAGCCTTGTATCGGACGTTACCGGTGTCGAAGTCACCTTCGAAGCCAGTCTTGATGCCGACACGCTGGAACATCTTCATGCCGTTAGGAGCGTCCGTCTTGATGAAGAAGGCGTCCGTATCGGTCAGATAATGGTTCACAGTGTAGCCCTGAGGAATCATGCCCATGTTACGGATGGCATTGATGTCGTTGTCAGCCGTACCAACACGGAGAGTCGACTTCATGATGCGATCAGCAGTGAACTGAAGCTCCTTAGGAATGATCAGCTTAACGCCCTGAACAGCAATCTTCAGACCACGCTCGTCCGTGAAGGCGGCGATGTCGATGAGAGCTTGCTCAAGGGAGGTCTCGCTGAGGTCAGCAGGAGTGGTGAGCTCGTTACGAAGATCAGCGCCACCAAGGGTGGGGTGATCGGTCGCACAGAGAGGCTTGCCGTCGCCACCAAGGGAGGTGTCAAAAGCGCCGTTCAGAACGGCAGCAGCCTTGATCTGCTTGGTTTGAGCCATGGAGCGAGCCAGAGCACGGGTGTAACGAGCGGCAAGGCGGTCGTACAGATTGTCCTCAACAGCTTCTTCCGTAAGGGAGAAGGCGAGAGCAATCGTCTCGTGCGTGTAGCGAGCTGTGTAGACTTCTTGTGCTTGGTCGTAAGCAACGCCAGCACCTTCGGTCTTAACAGGGGCCTCACCAAAGCCCGAGAGCATGACTTCTTCTTCAAAAGCACGGTCAGAAGATTCAACGTCATAGATCTCGGCATGCTCGTTCTCATAGCCTTGATACTCAAGACCAAAGAGAGCGTTGAGTCCGGGCTCAAGTTCTTTAACTAGTTGTGCGCGTGTAATTGCCATGATTAAGCTCCTTGTCCGGCAACACCAGCGCTGCCATAAAGATGTTCATTAATCTTAACCACGACCACAGCATAGTCACCAAGTGCGTTGCCAGGAACGTCGTACAGGCCAACGATCTTAAGGTTTAGCGCAGCGGTTTTTGCGATGGTAGCGTTGTTAAGCTCCATTGTGGAAACACCAGTAGTGGTGCTACCGCCCGTGCCGATAACGTCAGCGTTCTTGCCGATGTCGGCAGCAACGATTTCCCCATCAGCTTGGATGGTGAACAACTGGTTGGGATCATCAATAACGTCAGCGATGATCTTGCCCTGGGTGATGTTCACCGAACCGGGGTAGTAGTTTTTCCACGTGGGCTTGCCAGTGGTGGGATCAATGTAGTTACAACCGTTGAATACGCCAACTGCAGCCGTGTGGGTAGCAGGAGCGAACTTAACGAGATAACCATCATAAACGGTGACAAGGTCACCTTGATAAATAGCGCCCGATTGGTTGTCCGCAATCTCGTAACCGTACTGCTTCTGACCGCCAGTGGCGGACAGGTTACCGAGAGCTCGGAGACCAAAGGCTTTGTCTATGTTAGCCATTTTTTGGTTCCTTTACAGAATTTAATTTAACCGGCCTTAGGGCCGCCGAATTGAACTTTAGACTGCCGCACTGGCCTGTCGATTCGCATGCTCGAATGAGCATTTGACTTGAGC